GTCATTTCTGTGGATTCTGTGATGTAGGTTCTTTGTAACTTATATGTATATTTCATATTAATACATCCTGTCTAATATTGCTGCTACTACAGATGTTGTGACAGCGTTTCCTAAACATTTATACCTCTGCGAATTGCTAATTCCGATAGACCAGTTATCTGAAAACGCTTGTAGTCGTTCACATTCAGTAGGGGTTAGTTTACGGATTCTATTATCTGTAGTAAGGATTAACCCAGTATGCGAACCCCTACCGCCTTCTCCTGCTGTTAATGTACGATTTATTCCCTGTGGGCTATATACTTGCCCTGCCATTCCTTTAGAAATTCGCCCTATATATTTAATATCCATCATACAGCCTGTCTATAATGCAGGTAATCACATTTGTTGTAACGGCATTGCCTAAACATTTATATCGTTGTGTATTGCTAACTCCATTTGTCCAGTTATCAGGAAAAGCCTGTAATCTTTCCCATTCCACGGGAGTTAGTCTCCTTATAGATGTTCCGCCATCTTTTTGAATAATAAATAAATCCATATCTGAATGATTGCCGCCAGAATGTGCACCGCCAGTAAGTGTAGATGAAACACATTGGTGATGCTTCAATTTTCCTTTTTTATCAATCTTAAAAAGTTTTGTCATCGAACATCCTATCAACAAGCTGCGTTATCACATTGGTTGTAACCGCATTACCAAGGCATTTATATCGTTGTGCTTTAGTAATTAATGCTGTCCAATTTGGGGGGAATCCTTGTAGGCTTTCAACTTCAGTAGGGGTAGGATATCTAGGACATTTATCTTCCCCCCTATCAATAAAAAATAAACCTCTATCCTTCCCTGCCCTTATTGCTGGAGCAACATCTTTCCCATCTTTCAGAACATAGCCAAATCCATTACCCTTTGCCTGGTTGCGTTGTTTATGAACTTTCAAAGCCTTCCAATAAGTTTCACTAATAACATATTCATCCATATTACTCATCATACATCCTATCCATAAGTGCTGTAATTACATTTGTTGTGACAGCGTTTCCAATGCATTTGTGTCGTTGGGTATTGCTAATCCCTTCAGTCCAATTTGTAGGAAATCCTTGTAGACTTTCACATTCACATATAGATAACTTTCTAACTACATTTCCATCATAAATCCAATATCTACCATTTTCATTTGATAGCGAGTGAAAAGTCCCTCCACTATAGTATATTCTAGCTGGCTGCCTATGTGTCCTTGATATATAAACAGATTTTTGTGTTCGTACTGACATATTAAAGAACCCGCAAAAAATAAGTCCACTAGGCTGCGTAACCCAATATTCAACTGGCAATATAACATATTCACCTACATTACTCATCGCATAACCTATCCATAAGTGCTGTTATAACATGTGTAGTTACTGCATTACCTAAACATTTATAACGCTGCGAATCACTGAAGCCTTCAGTATAGCCTTTAGGAAATCCCTGCAATAGCTCACATTCAGTAGGCGTAAGTTTTCTGATACTTATACCATTGTATACTCCATGCCTATCCTGTGCCGTTAATGTAAACGCTGGCTCACCATTGGCTTTAAACCTTCTTCCGTTTTGCCGCTTAGTAGCTCTATCAGGGGTAATGACAGGGATAGCAATTAATGGTTGCCTTCTTCCACCTTGCATAGTATTTAATGTTGGGCTAAGACCCTCTACAGCATAAACCCTATCATTTGAAAATGTTGGATTATTTAGCTGATTTATTTTTATCATCTGTTAGTAACTTCTCTGTCATCTCGTGTGATAGGAAATATTTGTCGTCCACCTCGTCCTCCAAGATGTCCGATAATGTACACTCTTTCCCTATTCTGGGGGACTCCGAAATTTTTGCTGTTAAGTACCTCCCATTCAACGACATACCCCATGTCGGAGAGAACCCCAAGCATTGTCTGGAAAGTTTTGCCGCTGTCATGAGATAGTAAACCTTTAACATTTTCAAGCAAAAAATTTCTGGGTCTTTTGTAGTCGAGAATCCTTGCGATATCAAAAAAGAGTGTTCCTCTTGTATCGTCAAGTCCTTTCCTGAGCCCTGCCACGCTGAATGCTTGGCAAGGAAATCCCCCAACCAAGAGGTCAAAGTCGGGGAGGGTTCGGGGATTAATCTTTGTTGCATCTCCATAATTTGTAACTCCTTTAAAATGTTTATCGTATATTTGGTTTGCGTATTTATCTATTTCCGAATGCCCCACAATCTCAAACTCATGTTTAGATTGCAGCATTCCATATTCAAAGCCCCCTATACCAGAAAACATTGAAAATACTTTTATTGTCATTTGTCACTCCTAACTATAATTAAAAAAATAAATAAGCCCTAGATATACTAAAGCTTATTTATTACTATAACACTAGGCAATCCCAATTAGACATGCATAGCTGCTTTCTTCATCCCATGAACTAATACAGAGTCAACTTCAATGAACTTACTGTCTGACAAGCCTGCCCATCCTACAGCGTTACCTACTGTTAGATAATTCCCCTGAAACTTTATATGGTCTTTTTTTAGTTCACACACTGCCAACTCAAAATCCCAACCATATTCATTCTGTGTATATTTACTTGCAGCCAACATAGCACAGAATCTATCAAACCGTGTTGATGCATTATTTATATCGTTATAGATTGATATTAAATTGTTTGGCAACAGTGGGGTTACATATGCAAGTTCATGGTAGGCTATTTCTGCCATTACTGCTGGTGTAAAGTCTAGCTCAATTAAATCTTCTGGTAGGTTATCATTCATTCTTACATTGGCATTATATGCTTCATAATATGCAGCTACTTTCTCTTCAAGTTGCTTAATGTTCATAGCGGATTTCTCACCATTTTGTATATTGTATACGGTAAATGTTATATCGCTAGGGCTAGATAATACTAGCCCATATTCCTCTGCGATTTTGTCTGTTAAGGTTTTAAATGCGTTTGGCTTGCAGCCAATAATCACATTGTATTCTTCTGCTATGTTTGCAATGCTGCCAGTAACCTCAATTTCAGAATACAGGTCAATCAAGTTACTCATGGTTAGGTCTATAGTGCTGCTGTCGTTTGTGTTGTTAAATCTGATGTACATTTGTAATCTCCTATCTTTTTAATATGGGTATATCTTATAATATGCAATATATGTTGTCAAACATTTATTAGCTATAAATTGATTAATTTATACCAATTTTAGAAAATATGTCGAAATTAAGAGTTATTGGGCTGCTGTAGAAAATTTTTATTACCATTTAGCCGCCTGTGATAACAGTACACACACTTCTGAATCAGTCATCATAATAAAATTATGCTCCACTAACTCCTGTGCTTTGAACTTTGCTAAAGTTACATCCTTTGGAGTTAGGCCTTTCGTCATCTCTTCTGCAATACCTACCGCCTGGTCTGCTTCTTCATCACTAGGTGCAGTAATCGCCATAGCTAATGCATAGGCGACTACCTGCTGCTGATTTAAATTCTCTAACGTCATTTTATTCTTCTCCTATAACATACATCTCATAATCAATAATTTGTTCATCCATTCCATCAGATGGCCCAAACTCGTTGATACACAATCTTCCATCAATGCACCAACCGTTAAGAGTTAATTCCCATTCTTTTTTGGATTTTTGGCAAATTCTACATATTTGATTATTACCCATTCTAGTTACTCTCCTTATGGCTGGATGTCGCAGCTCTGTTATGGCACAATATCTCTACAGCTATCTTTGGGTAATGCTTAACTAAGTAAGCCCAATTCTCATTTAATGTTCTATTAGCGTTTGCTAAGGCTTCTATTCCAGCGGATATCTCTGCTATTTCATTAGTAGTCATTCTAGTTACTCTCCTTATATTTTAGTACGAGCCCATAACGCATCTTCAAACGATACAGGCTCTTGATTGATTGGGGAAAACTCGGTGACACACTTGCAATGGGTGCAGTAAGCAAACAATACATCATCGTACTGCTGCAATGCTTCTTCATTGCCAGGGTATGCCATGTCTAAATAGTTAGGCTGTTCTGTATACCATGTTGGGCTACAGTTGGTGCATTCAAATTCATAGTTAATTGATTCCATATTATTTACTTCTCCTTATATATTAGGTGCTGCTAAATGAATCAACAGCACCACAATATGTTATTCCTTATTTTTCATGCTTTGTTAAATTTTCCCAAGTGGGTACTAGATTAGGCAGGTCAGATTTGCATTCCTCACAAATTAAATATTCTTCAACCTCATTTCCTTCATTGCTGCGTTGACCCCACCTTGTCCATGTGTAGATATGGATTGGCATAATACTATTTACACTGTATATATGTGGCTGTGGTATCCAACTATCAATATCAACTCCATATGTACACCATGTACACCATAGCTGCTCATTGAACCATTTATTAGGTCTGTCGGAATTTTTAATTGTGTTTTCTGCATCTAATGCTTTAATGGTTTCCTGCCAGTGTGCTTCCATGATTTGTTCTAGTTCTTGTTTTGCTGCTTCGTTCATAAGTTACCTTCCTTTTTATTTAATCTAAGACTAGCTTACCAAATACAAATAATTTTGTCAAATATTTATATAAAAAAGGGGCGAGCCTTTTAAAGACTATGCTCAGGTCTTGGCTAGGGGCATGTTAGAGTCCACGCCTCTTTTAATTAGATTTGTTTATATTGCTATATATACTTTGCATCCTTGTAGGTATTACCACTAACTCATTGCAGTCACCACAACATCGACCTGCGTTTACAGGTGCAGCATTGTGTCCTTGATTCCAACCGCTGGGCTCTACCTCTATGTCGTTAAAACATATTGAACACTTTATTATTTCTTGCTCGTTTATATCTTTATATATATTCATGTATATCACCGTTCCTATATTTGATAAAATTAACGATACGCTTATTAAAATATTCTGTCAACTATTTGATTTTAATTAGAATCTAAATAGGATATTGTAGAGTTTTTTAAAAACGTGAGTATAATCACACTGTATGAGTTATGCCATACAAACACTTGCTATTACAAAAGGGTCGGAAGTGGCTTAGACCAACCCTTTTATAGAGTAAATAAAAAATATTTTATAGGAGGACCAAGATGGCAGAAGACAATTTCGACATACAAAAGCAGTTGGAAGGAAATTCCTTGGCTTTAAATGCAATTGCAGAAGTTTTAAATAAAATGGATGCAAAGCTTAGCCGTGAAGAGGAAGTAGTTCTTGCAAAAGAAGAAGAGATCCAAAAGGCTGCAGAGAGAGAGTCATTAGTTGCTGACGTTTCCAAAAGCGTTTTTCAAATGATTAAAGAAGCTATGGATGGTGACTACACAGCAAATGATGATGGAGAAGAAGTTGATGCTCCAAAACCAGGCACTGAAGAAGTTCAAAAACCCATTGAGAAAGAACACACTGATGAGCATATGGATCTGGACCTAGACGAAGAAGAAGACGAAGACGATGACATGGAAAAGGGAATGAAGTACAAGAATGGTGAGGATATAGAAAAATCTTTAAGACAGCAGATTGCTAACCTAGAGAAACAATTAGAAGATACCGACAGCCGCATCGAAAAAGCTGTAAAAGCTGAGTCCGAAGCAAGGCTAAGGAAAATGGGATTTAAAGAAGAGACTGGATTAAAAGCACCAGTATCCCGAAAAATAACCACAATGGGAACCCAATCATTAGGAGTAGACGAAGCTCCATACATCTCCAAGAGCAACGCACCAGTTAATTCTGAAGACGTTGTAGAACAATTAGCTAGTTTATCTTTCAAGCAGCTTCGAGACATGCAGGAAAAGATAGAAGCAGGAGATACCAACGGAATACCTAGAGAATTACTAGGTGAATAATTAAATTTATAAAAGGAGATTTTTCTTATGGCTAACCCAAGTTTACAAGAATACTTGAGCCAAAGCGAACAAGGCATGATGTCTAATGTCTTTGGCCCTGACTATTTGAAGAAACAGTCATACTTTACAGTTGATACTGCCACCGGCATCTTCAATGCGACCTATGGAAAAAAGGTGTGGCAAGGTTTAAACAACCAAACTCGTTTCTTTAATGCAATACCACGAACCGTATGGGGTTCATCAGCTGGTTGGAGGGTCCGTACTGACAGAGGAAGTCAACGCTCACGACCCGTGACCGAGACTGGTAGCCTTCCAACTGTAGACATTTCCAACATTGAAACCATTAGTTCACTACCTAGAATTGTAGGTACAACTTTTGGTGCTTCCGTCAAATCCATTTTTTCAAGTGGATTAGAAGGTGGTGTTGGTGATGTTTTGGCTTTGGAAGCTGAACAAGCTTCTACAGACCATGCAAAAGAAATCAACGAAGAGCTGCTCGCATCTTCCGCTATGATTACATCCGCAGGTGCTACCACAACTTTTACTGTGCCCGCAAGTATGGCTTCATCGTTTAAGATAGGGGATGCAGTGGCACAATATGACGTTAGTGCAACGGGCCATGACAGACAGACAGGTTCCGTTGTTTCAGCTGTTAACACCTCAACTGGTGTTGTTACAGTAGCCACCGGAACTACTTTTGCCGATGGCGATATTGCGTACATTTACAGCAGAGCTGGTTTAACTTCAATTGACGATCTCGTAATGAGAGACGGTGCTGAAGTAGGTAACCAGACCTCAAGAGTAAGAGCTTATGACTTAAGCATTAACACTCGAACTGCTGGTGGATGGTCCGCTGGTGCATCCGTTCAATACAACGGTGGCACTGGACGAGCCTTGTCACTACAATTGATAGATAATTGTATACAAGCTATTAGAGAGAATGGGGGTAACCCAAATCTTATAGTATGCGGTCATGATCAATACTACGCACTTGAGAGACTACTAAATTCTTCTCAGAGATATATGGGAGTTGAAGAGGTTGTCGTAGGTGTCGGGCAGGAAAAAACCTTCCCTGGCACTAGGACCGGCCTAACATTAGCGACCTACCAAGGAATTCCTATAATTCCTGACGCAGACGTTGCTAAATCAGTTTCCACTTCCGATGCAGTATTAGGTTCAAACTTATATGTACTTGATACTTCTGCATTAGAAGTTGCTGTAGCACAGCCTACCACTTATGTTGAAAACAGAGACTTCTATGCTGCTAACAGCTTAGTTGTTCGAGGTTTAATATATACAATGGCAGAATTACGTTGCTACAACATGGCGATTCAGGCAAAAATTGCTGACTTAAACTAAGATAAGTTAAACGCCTATCCTCAGGGAGTGTTTCTGAAATATGTTGCACTCCCTGAAACCTAAGTGTAGTGAATGGCTTTTGAAAAGCATCAGAAATTGAAAACTCAATATAAAATTAAAAACGACATTTAGGGGATTAAATGGCTACTGAAACAGAAGTAAATTTAGCAGTTTATATGGAACGGCTAGATAGTTATATTGAAACCCAATCACAATTGAATCAAACACTATGTACACGACTAGAAGCCCTAGATTCCGAATTAGAGGATTTAAGGGGATGGAGGAGCAGATTTTATGGAGCTAAGAGCTTACTCATGTTAATGGGCTTTATGTTAGTTCATGGTGCTGCTGTTGTCGCTTCTCTTATGGCAGTCACATCAATAATGAAAGATTAACGTAAGGAGTTATTATGCCGAACGCAGACAGACATACAGATTGGAGGGGTTGGGAAGCTGACCTTTCGACAAGACAATCTACTCACGCATATACAAAGTATTCACCATTCCGACAAGCTACTAGCACAACGGCTGCTACATTGTTAACTTGCGGTCAGGGTGAGATAGCAACCAACTGGGTTACCAACCCAAGAATCGAAGCAACCGACATCGGGACATATACAGCTACTGGATCAGCTATTTCACGAGACACTGGACAACAATCGGTAGGGGCTGCAAGTTTATTAGCAAACCCAGATAACTCAGCTGCTGGTGAAGGGTGGTATTGGGAAAGTCCAATGATCCCATTTAGTGTCCGACCACAATACTTATCTGTTCAACTAGAGCATAGGGGAGCTTCTGCAAGTGGTGCAGTTAAATTAGAAATTAGAGATGCTGCTGGAACTACCGTTTTAGCAACTTCCGGAAGTAGTAGCCTTGCCACCTCTTGGACTCGTGTTACCGCATCGTATGCAGTACCAGGTTCTACAGACGCAGCGGCATATCGGTTATACCTTACCACTCAAGCACAACATAACATTAACTTTTACGCAGATAAAATTATGTTTGAAGTACGGGAAGATACTACTGCTGTTAGCACTTATGTGGATGGGGCCTTTGGATTAAATCATGCATGGACAGGTACTGCTAATGCTAGTACATCAATTAAAAGACCAGGCATGACTGGCATAAGAGGAATTAAAGTTGTTAACGAATCCAGTACGGGAGCTGAAATAGTTTATGTGGCATTTGACCACGTTGCTACATCA